ATCCTGGCCACGACCAACCGGAACGCCGGTGCAGTTGTTCGGACTGCGGTGCAGCACGTTGCCACCCAAGCGCGCATGGAGACGCTGAAAGAGAACGCCGATGTCGTGCAGGCGGTGGAGTGGGTCAGCACGCTGGATACGAAGACGACCAGCCAATGCCGCTCCCTCGACAAGCAGCGCTTCAAGCTGACTGAAGGGCCGCGGCCTCCTTTGCACATTCAGTGCAGATCCACAATTGTTGCCATCACTCGCTTTAGCGCCTTGTTTTCCGAGGGCGCGACCCGCGCATCCATTGGCGATAGCGGGCCGCAGCAGGTCAGGGCAGACCAGTCGTATTACGAATGGCTCAAGCAGCAGCCGGCAGCGTTCCAGGACAAGGCCATCGGCCCGGTCCGCGCCAAGCTCTTCCGCGAAGGCGGCCTGAGCATCGAACGGTTCTCCGAGCTGCAGCTTGATCGCAACTTTTCACCTCTGACCCTTGTGCAGATGAAGGCTCTTGAGCCTTTGGCGTTCGAGCGGGCGGGCATCAAATAGCAGGCAGGGCCTGCACCAACGTCTCTGGGAGACAAGAAAATGGGTTTGAAATATCAGCTGGACACTCTGGAAGGGGTGGATGACACCGTGCGCGCTCTTTACACCGAGAAGGACGGCAAGTTCGTGCTCGGCATTGAAGGTCTGCCGCAACCCGAAGACGTTTCGGGCCTGAAGTCGAAGGTTGAAGAACTGCTCGGCGAAAAGAAAGCCGCTGAGAAGGCCCGCAAGGATGCCGAAGATCAGGCTCGACTGGAGCGCGAAGAAGCTGCCCGCAAGTCCGGCAACGTCGAAGAGCTCGAAAAGTCCTGGTCCGAAAAGTACACCCGCCGCGAAGCTGAGCTGAACGGCATGCTGGAACAGGAGCGTGGAACGCTGAGCACTCAGATCCGGGATCTGACCGTCGGCCGTACTGCTACTGATATCGCGTCTGCCTTGGCAATCCCGGGCAGCGCCAAAGCCCTGTTGCCGCACATCGAACGCCGTCTGAGCGTCGAGCAGCGCGACGGGAAGCCTGTTGTGGTCGTTCTCGATCAGCAGGGCAAGCTCTCGGCGGCAACGCTGGATGAGCTGAAAGCAGAATTCGCAAACGACACGGCGTTCGCGCCGTTGATCGCAGGTAGTAAAGGCAGCGGGGGCGGGGCTCCTGGTGCTGGTGGTGGGGGCGGGGCCCCGAAAGGAAATATCGGTGGCACCAAATCGGAACGAGCGGCTGCAATCGCCAGCAAGTTCTCTGATCTCCCTCTCAAGTAAGGAAATAATTCATGTCCCTGTCTCAAATGCAGGTTTTCAACCAGTACATCATGCCGGCGACTCTCGAGACGCTGGATCAGCTGCTCGAAGCGTTCAACGCTGCCAGTAACGGTGCGATCGTGCTGTCCCCTGAAGGCTTCACTGGCGACTTCTTGCAGGAGTCGTTCTTCCAGGCTCTGGGTGCAGCGCAACGCCGAGTTGACCGCTATGCAGCTAACGGCGTCGCACCAATCACCGATCTGACCGAGCTGAAAAACACTTCGGTGAAGGTTGCTGGCGGCTTCGGTCCGATCCGCTACGAACCATCTCAGATGACATGGCTGGAGCGTCCAACCGTTCAGGGCGTCGAAGTGGCGAGCCGGGCGTTCGCAGAGGTTCTGCTGAAGGATCAGCTGAACACTGCCATCGCCGCTCTGGTCGCTGCGATCACTGCGCAGGCCGCAGCGGTGAACGACGTGTCGGCAACCGCCGGTATCACTCAGGCAGGCCTGAACAACGCGCATGCGAAGTTCGGCGATGCCAGCCAGTCGCTGGTTGCTCAGATCATGCAGGGTACTACCTGGCACAAACTGGTCGGCCAAGCGATCGGCAACTCCACCAATCTATTCGTAGCTGGCAACGTCCGCGTGGTCGACATCCTCGGCAAAGTCTCGATCGTCACTGATGCTCCGGCGCTGATGCAGACTGGCACGCCGAACAAGGAAATCATCCTGGGCTTGGTGGGCGGTGCTGCGCTGGTCCACGACAACCGCGACATCATCTCGAACGTTCAAACCGTCAACGGCAAAGAGCGCATCGAGACCACCATTCAGACTGACTACACCTTCGGCTTAGGTCTGAAGGGTTACACCTGGGATACCACCAACGGTGGCAAATCCCCGTCTAACGCAGCGCTGGCCACCGGCACCAACTGGGACAAAACCGCAGCCAGCATCAAGGACACCGCTGGTGTTGCCCTGATCGGTGATGCTTCCAAGTAATCCCTGAAGATCGAATCGGGCCTCGCGCCCGGTTTGGCGAGGAAATGATCATGAGCAACAAGATTTGGTATCTGCCCGGTCCGTTTCATCAGTACCAGGAAGACGTGAAGATGTTGGCCAAGGAAGCAGGCCTGCGCATCATCGACGCGAATGTGACCGAAAGCCGCGACGATGAAGCCAGTAACCCGCCCGAAGTAACGCTGAAGGAAGTCGAGCAGCACTTGGTGCTGGTTGTTGGGGCTGGCGATAACAAGGCTGAACTCGAAGAGCTAATCGGCAAGCTGCGCATCGAAAGCGATATGGTCCGCGCTGTCATTGACGGGCTTGACGCTGGCGAGATTGAAAAGCCGGAAGCCGGTGAGCTCGCAATCCGTCTGTTTCAGGCACTCGACGGCATCCGCCTTCAGATGGTCGATCTGGCCGGTGCGCGCGATGATCTCGCAATGGAAAATGAGACGCTGCGCCATGAACTCGCCGAGTTGAAGGCGGGCGAAGGCGTAGAGGTCGAAGCCCTGAAGGCTAAGCTCGATGTGGCAGGCGTTTCGTACCGCGCGAATGCGTCGAAAGAATCCTTGGAAAAGCTCGTCGCTGACCTGCCCAAGGCGTGATACTGCGGCTACCGGCAATCCGGTGGCCAATCATTCAAAACTCAATCCAGCGAGTTGATTCATGACACTCATCATCGAGGACGGCACCGGAAAGTCTGACGCGGAAAGCTACGCGAGCGCTGCTGACTTGGTCATGTACGCCGGTAAATTCGGTGTGACCATCCCTGCGGACGAGCCAGCACAAGAAGCGCTGCTGCGCCGGTCCGCCTTGGCGATGGATGGCATGACCTGGAAGGGCCGCAAGATGGACAGCGATCAGGCTCTGGCCTGGCCGCGCCGCGGGGTTGAACTGGACTGCCAGATCAAGCCTGACAACTACCTGCCGGCGCGTATCCAGTACGGCCAGATGGCCTTGGCTGCCGAGATTCATCAGGACGATATCGATCCGGTGGAGAAACGCAAAGGCGCAATCACCCTGGAGCGAATCGAAGGCGCGGTAACTCGCGAATACGCGACGATCTCCAACACCAGCGGCCGACTCTTGCCGGCGGCGCCGGATCGACCGAGCGCCACTCAGTTTGCTGACTACCTACAGAAGCGCGGGCTGTTTGCTGTCCGTGCGTAACGCAACTATCCTAGCCAAAATAAAAATTCATCAGACGGCAAAGGAAGGCTACGACATGATTGGTTCAGGGATTATTGCGACGCTATTGGCTTTGGCAATTTTTATGGTTGCCATTTTTGAGTGGTTCTATTTGTGGATCCTGTGCGCATTCGGCAGGCAGCGAGCTCTAAAAGCTGTACGACGAACGCTTGGGCCACTCCTTTCTCAATCACTGATCGCAGTCATTGCGATCACATCGATTTTTCTTTTGTACTTCTTTCATGATGATCGGCAAATTGATCTGCTGACTCTGTTTTCAGGTGTGCTCATTCCCGCACTGGGAATCGCATACCTGCGCTCAGGAGTGGATCTCGAAGCAGCGTCATAAACCGATACCTGAGCTGGAGCAATCATGGCCACCTTCTACTACGAAATGGCCGTGACGGCTCTGGAGATGATCACAGAGTTCGGCCAGCCTGTGACCATCCGGGCGACCACTGTCGGCGAGTACGACCCCGACACCGGTAGCGCACCGCCAGACACCATCACCGAGCAGACCGCCCAAGGCATCCTGCTCGACTTCACCGGTCAAGAATTCCAGAACAACAGCCTCATCAAGCAGGGCGACAAGAAACTCAAGATCGCGGCGCAGGGTTTGGCGTGGGCGCCTGACCTGCTGAACAAGGTCATTGTCCAAGGTCGCACCTGGTCAATCGTCCCGCCGCTGAAAGAGATCAACCCAGCCGGCACGCCGATTCTGTACGAGCTGCAGGTGCGATCGTGAGCAAGTACTCGGGCCTCAATGGCAGCTTCGCCGAGAACATCCGCCAGTTTGCTGAGCAGGCCAAGGCCGGGCTCGACGCTACGTTCCGAGAGATCGTGATTGAGATCGGCAGCAGCGTCATTCGCATGTCGCCGGTGGGCAATCCCGAGATCTGGGCAGCCAACGTCGCACATCGACAAGCCAACACCGAGGCGGCTGACGCGTATGACTTCAAGGTGGCCGTGCGCAATACGGTCATCAACCT